TTACAAGTACCAGCGATTACCGGATTAACTATTGCGCTCATTACTTGGCCACCTTTTCTAGTAATTTAATCGCAAGTAATAAGCCTTCGCTTGCTTTCTCTCTTGCCTGTTGGATTTCGTCTTTATTCCAACGCGGTGCGGTCTTAGGGTGCAGGCTGGCCTCCGCCAACTTAACCGCTTCTATAGCTTCTTTTACTGTGTTCATCTTTTCCCTCTTTCTCTTTTAGTTGTCTTTTATTTTTGGGTGGTATACCCACCACCTACGCCGGCCAACCTTCCGGCGTAGATAGAAAGAATACCAGACTATGCCCTATATCATAAGGCTTTCTCTGCTATGTGTTGTCTCCATAACCTTATGGCCTCTTTCTTGGTGTATCCGTAATAGGTGCGGGTCAGGTAATAGTGGTCTGACTCTCCCTCTACAACGCCTGATATCTGCCAAGCGCCTGACGGGAATAACTTTTCTGCGGTCATCTTTCTTTCTCACTTTCTCTCTTAGTTGTAAGCAGGGGTTAAAATCCGGTTATGCTGGATCGGATTTTGCAACGATCTGGCGGCCTTCGGCGGTAAGCCGAAAGCGCTCAGAAAGTCGCGGCCGTTAAGCCGCCAGCTGTGGGATCTGGTTTATTTTTTAGGGTTAATAATCGCGCCCCGTTATCTTGCAATAAATCCAATACGCGCCCTCTACGGCCTTAATTAAGACCCAAAAGCCGACGCCATAGGCGGCAAGTGCCAGCAAGACGGAGAGCATATAACCAAGATCCTCAGACATTTAAGCCACCAACCCCTTCAGGCGCTTATATTCTTTCGGGGTGATATTTAGCGACGGATAGGCCTCGCTTTCGGTCTTGCGTAGTTCCCGCATTATTTCCCCGCCGTCGTCGTATCCCTCAGGATAAAAGCCAAGAAAGCGCCCTTCGGCGTTCAGGTGTATCCAACCGCGGCGCGGATTTCCATTAACATCATTTTGAGCGTTTACCTTTACAAGCATTTTCTTACCTCTTTCTGGTTGATTTTCTGACGGCCATCGTCAGGCGGCGTATACGCCACGATCCCCCGAAGGGGATTTCGGCCTTTCAGATCTCTAGCGCTTGGAGATTTTTATCTTTCATCGTGTCGGCGATCTTTTGCGCCTTTTGCGCGGCGCTCTGCTCATTAAAATCATCGCCGTAATACCAATTCTCACCGTCGTCAGAGTCGCTTACATAGTGCGAAAAGCCTTCGGCGTTGGCGTAGATGTAAGAAGCATCGTTCGCATTGGTCTTGATATAGACGCACATAGTGAAGCCGCCTGTCTGATGAATATCGCAAGCGATATTTAGATCCAGCAAAGCGCTTGCAAGTGCTGTCGTGCCTTGACTTTCAGAGCAGGCCGCAACTTGGCAGGTGTAGCAGTTGCCTTCGCGTGTGATCTCTTTCTGAGTTCCGTCAATATCGAATTGCATCGCGGTAACTTGTACGCGGTGCGGGTGCGATACGAAATCGGGGCAAGTTGTAGGCAAGTTCGCCCAAGTGTATTCGGTGTCTGTATTCATCTTTTATTCTCCTTTTACTAGATCGGGATAGCACTTGCCAACTTGCAACCAGAAAGACGCGGCGATGTCTGCGGCATCGGTAAGGCCTTCCATAGATCCGCAGACAACATCGGCGGGGTGATCGTTAAAGCCGTAATGTTCATTAACATCGCCGACCAATATGAATTGGTCATTGGTGAAGGTTGGGTGATTTACGCCGATGAAATCGGGATACTCATAAGAGATGATCCAACCAACGGGCGCTACTTTCTTGATCTCTGCTCTTACTTGCTCAGGCATTGGATACTTTTCCATTTTTTATTCTCCTATTTCGTCGGCGCACTTGGCACAGGTGTCGTCATCGTTTAGCGCTTTAATCGCTTCGCTTTCAGGGTAAAGGGTGGCGCACTCAAAGCAACGGCGGCAGGTGCAACTAGATACAGATCCTGCGCAGATTTCGCACATTTCCATTTCTTTATTCTTGTGTTCGGTGATGATCTGCTTAATTCTTTCTAATCTTTCAGGCGTTAGGCTTTTGCTTTTCATCTTTGCTTCTTTCTCGCTATCCTTGTCTAAGTTGATAGTTAATTCCGCGAAAGTCTCCGCGTTGATCTCGCCGCTGTTTAGCGCTTTTAGATATTCGGCGTATTTTGATTTCACTTCTGGCCTCTTTCGGGATCGGGTTAGGTTGGGCGATCCACTAGGTAAATATTAGGGCAATATGCCCCATATCCCAAGCAGGCGCAGAAAATAAAACACGCCCAAAAGCTGCAGGATCTAACCCAAAATTGGCAGGCCAAGTCGTCGGCGGCTTGGGTTGGGTCAGGCTGTGGATAGTCTGCAACGCGGTCGGGCGTGTCGCCGGTTGGGGTTGGTCTGAATTGGTAATCGGTCGGCCTATTAGATCGGTCGCAGTTGGTAGCAGTTGCCTGATCTTTTGCCAGCAACTGCGCCGCCTCGCCTCGCCTTCGGTTGGTTGGGTTGCGTCGGTTGCTTAGGGGTTAATCCGCGCCGCTTACATAGTAAGCCGCCCCACTTTCGGCCACATATCCCCACAACCACCCACAACCGCAGGCAACGCAGGCCAGACGGCCGCCGTCGGTGGCCGAAGGCCAACCCCCCGTTGTTAACTTTTAGGCGCGGATGGTATATATACCCCAAGAAAAAATATTTGCTAAAGTCAACCGTGTGAGATCCGGTACCATTAACCGTCTGAGCAGGACTTATAGTAGTGTGGTAGAGATCACAGTACCAAAAGCGGGAAATGGTCTAAATTTCCTGCCTTAAGTATAGTAGGGAGCAAAGCTCGGCAGTGATCTGCTTTGCGACCTAGCGGTTGCCTCTTACGAGGCCCCTAGGCCGAGTACCAACTTACCCCTCACTTCGCTGTGGCTCGTTCGGGCGCTAAGCCCGACACTGCTGCGGTGCTTGGGCGGGGATATTTATATTAAAATCTTAATCTCAGTATTTGAGATAGTCCTGCCTAGTATTAGGAAACTCTCCAACCTAGTATAAGGAATCAATTCCGGCCGATTCCGGCCGAAATATAATTAACACCCTAGAACCGTCCCTGAAGTCGTACCTTGGCGTTAGGCGTATACGGCAGACCAAACGGCTAGGGTTCCGTATTAGGAGATTAAAGTGGCAGAGAATTCAGCAGACATCGCCAAGAGAATTATCCTTGGCGCTGTAGCAGAAGGTATGACCATAGACGCGGCCTGTAGCTCGGCTGGTAAGTCTATGAAGACTTATGAGTACTACCGCCGCACAGATAAGATTTTTGCAGACAAGATTGATCGTACTAGGCTCGGCCTGAAGGATAAGGCTTTCGCCTCCGGCGATGTCCACGATATAGACTTCCGCGAGTTCCGATCCCGCTTCCTGCACTCCAAGACTTTTCCTCATCAACAGAACCTAGTAGATGTGATCGAAGGGCGTGAACCTTCGTGGCTACACCCGGCGATGAAGTATGAACCAGGTCTAGCCTCAAACCGTGTGCTTATCAACATCCCACCAAACCACGCCAAGTCCATTACGATTACCGTTGACTATGTGACTTGGAAGGTTGCACAGAACCCCAACTTCCGTGTTCTGATTGTATCCCAGACGCAGCAACTAGCCGCTGACTTTCTCTACGCCATCAAGCAACGTCTCACACACCCAATGTACTCTGATCTACAAAGTGCGTATGCTGCTGGCGTAGGGTTTAACTCTAAGACAGCCTCTTGGCAGGCAACCCGCGTCACCTTCGGTGATGAACTCCGCGAGTCTAGCGAAAAAGACCCGAACATCGAAGCCGTCGGTATCGGCGGTCAGATCTACGGTAAGCGTGCAGATATGATTATTGTAGACGACGCCGTTACCTTGAAGAACGCCAATGAGTTTGAAAAGCAGATCCGCTGGTTAACCCAAGACGTGCGATCTCGTTTGAACCCTACTGGTAAGTTAATTATTATTGGTACCCGTGTGGCATCAGTTGATCTATACCGCGAGCTACGCTCTGAGGATCGCTACCCCGGTGGGTTGGTTCCTTGGAAGTACTTGGCAATGCCGGCACTTCTTGAACCTAATGAAGATCCTGACAAGTGGATTACCTTATGGCCTAAGTCAGATGCCCCATTTGATGGACAAGAAGAAGCTGATAAAGACGAAGACGGTCTATATCCCCGCTGGTCTGGTCGTAACTTATATAACGAACGCCAAGCGATGGATGCAAGCACCTGGGCTTTGGTATATCAGCAACAAGATGTTTCCGAAAACGCCGCCTTTGATCCTGTATGTGTTAAGGGTTCGATTGACGGTATGCGTAAGTCAGGTCGTCTAGAACCAGGATATCCCGGTCATCCAAAAGATTTAAGTGGCTTTTCTATTATCTGCGGTATGGACCCGGCGATTGTCGGCGATACCGCTGCGGTCTGTTACGCGATAGATCGCTCCACTAACAAGCGCTACATCGTAGATGTGATGAAGGTTACCCGACCTTCCCCACAACAGATCCGCGACATTATCCTTAACTGGACTTCGCTCTATAGTCCGTCAGAATGGATTATTGAGAAGAACGCGTTTCAGGCTTTCTTAACTCAAGATGAAGGCATCCGCCAATTTTTATCAAGTCGCGGCGTTCTATTAAAAGAACACCATACTGGATCTAACAAGTGGGACTCTGGCTTCGGTGTTGCATCTATGGCAACGCTCTTCGGTACTAAGCAGGCCGATAACAAGCACCACCGAGATAACTTAATACATTTACCTAGTGACCAGACTGAAAACGTCAAGGCTCTTATCGAGCAGTTGATTACGTGGACACCTACCACTAAGGGTAAAACAGATATGGTAATGGCGCTTTGGTTCTGTGAGATCCGAGCACGTGAAATGCTCAACTACGGTCAGTACGCCAGCCACCATCTAAAGAACCCATTCCTATCTCGTCGTGAGTTAGGTAAGCGAGTAGTAATTAACATTGACGAAATGCTCGCAGAGCAGAATAAAACATTCATCTAAGGAGCAGTAATGCCAATCAAGCCAACACCTAAAGCAACTCCAAAGGCAACAATGAAGGCAACTGCTAAGCCAAAGCCAATGACTGAGGCACAGAAGCAAGCAAAGGCTATGGACAAACTTATGGCTAAGCGTAAGGCTGTTTCTAAGAAGACCGGTTCTTGGCCTAACTACAACACAAACTAATCTAGGGGAATACAATGGCTAATCAAAAGAAGTCACAACAGGCTAAAAATATTTCCAGTATGGGTGCCAAGGCAGGAGCCACTAAAGCTCAGATCGCACAGGCTCAAGCTCGTGCTGGCGGCAAGAGTACTTACAATGTAACTAGCAAAGATATTAAAAAAGCTGGTCAAGCCGCAAAGATCATCGCTGGCGCAGCAGTTACTGCTGTAGGTCCAGGCAAGGTTGTCAAAGGTGTTCAAGCCGCATCTAAGGTTGCTAAGGTTGTTAAAGCAGCAAATGCAAATACACGCGCTCTTAAAGCTGCTAACAAAGATGTTGCTATTAAATACAAAAAAGGTTTTAACGAAAGTAACTACTCTGGTCGTAATGAATCAATGCCTAAGCAAGTTGCTAAAAGCAAAGTACGTCGTCTTGGCAATCCTGATGCTCCAATGACACAACCTTCTTCATATAAAGAAGCAAAGGGTGCATTTAATACTTTTCTTAAAAAGAATCCAGAAGTTGCAAAAAAAGTTAATCCAAATCCAAAGTTTGGACCAAAGATTTCACGTTCAGCAAAAGAAAACAAAAAATTAAACAAAAACAAGAAGTCTAAGTAAGGACCCCACATTGTTATCAGTCAAAGAAGTTGACGCTAAGCTATCGCGCTTGCGTACTAAGTACGCCCCACGCGATCAGCGTATGCGCGACGTTCTCTCTGTACGTCAGGGAGACTTGTCCAAAGTATTCCCTTCGATGTTCTCCGAGGATTACCCAAAGCCGCTAGTTGCTAACTTCATTGACGTTGCAGCACGTGACTTGGCTGAAGCCGGCGCACCAATGCCATCCTTTAACTGCTCAGCAACTAATATGGTTTCAGATGCTCAGCGCAAAGCCGCTGATACTAGAACCCGTATCGCAAACTATTACGTTTCATTCTCAGACCTAGCGCTGCAGAACTATAACAACGCTGACTGGTACAACACCTACGGTATGTCTATCGGTATGGTTGAGATGGATTACGAGAATAACAATCCTCGTATCCGTATGGTTGACCCAACAGGCGCTTATCCAGAACTTGACCGCTTCGGTCGTACGATCTCGTTGACTCAGATGATTATGTCTGATGCTGATACTTTGTCATCACAGTTCCCAGAGTTTGCAGAGCAGATCCTAAAGAAGAATAACTTCCAACCAGGATCTCCGTATATGACGATGATCCGTTACCACGATGCAGAGCAAGATCTTATCTACTTGCCAGATCGTAATAACTTGGTTCTATCTCGTGTACCAAACCCAGTAGGTAAATGCCTAGCCCGTGTTCGTATTCGTCCATCTTTGGACAATCAAGCACGTGGTCAGTTTGATGATGTCTTGGCTGTACAACTCGCTCGTGCTCGTTTTGCTATCTTGCAGATCCAAGCAGCTGAGAAGTCAATCCAAGCACCTATTGCTATTCCACAAGATGTACAAGAACTTGCACTCGGCCCTGATGCGATTATGCGTTCTGCTAATCCACAAGGTATCCGTCGTGTAGGTCTTGAACTTCCTGCTGGTGTCTTTACTGAATCAGGTGTACTAGAGCGCGAACTTCGTCTTGGTGCTCGTTATCCTGAATCACGCTCTGGTCAGATTGACGCATCTGTTGTTACTGGTCGTGGTGTGCAAGCACTGCAGGCTGGATTTGATACACAGATCAAGGCAGCACAAGCACAGTTTGCACGTCTGTTTGAAGAACTTCTAGCCCTTTGCTTTGAAGTAGATGAAAAAATCTTCGGTAGCATTATGAAGACTATCAAGGGAACAGACGATGGAACCCCATATACACTTAAGTACATACCATCCCGCGACATCAAAGGCGAGTACGGCGTGGATGTTCGCTATGGCATTATGTCTGGTATGGATCCTAATCGCGCTGTCATCGCTT